CGCTACACCGACGCCTCCTTGCCGACGCGCCGCGCACGCTCGCAAGTCGCCTCTACGCCGACGCGAAAAACGGTCTCCCTCTCGAGGAAGCCGAGCGCACGGTGCGAGACATCGTGAGCGGGCAGCTCGAGCAAGTGAAGAAAAAGGCGTCATCGGTATTGCTGAATGATCGCGACCACAAGCAGCGAAAGGGAGTGGCTCGCAAATCAGTTCGAAGCACTGACGACTCATCTGGAGACCCTGAGCCCTTCCCAATGGGCTGAGAGCAAGCGGTATCTCCCGCCATCGGTGACGTCGCTGCCCGGGCCTTTCCGGTTTGCCGTAGCGCCGTACCTCCGAGAGATCGTCGACTGCCTCAGCATTCATTCGCCGATCCGCGAAATCACGCTCATGAAGGGCGTCCAGATTTGCGGCACGGTGGGCGTGCTCGAGAACGCGATTGGCTACGTGATTGACGCCGTAAAGACGGCGCCTGTGATGCTGCTCACGGCCGATGCCGAGCTCGCGAAGCTCCGCATGGAGGCCTACATCACGCCGATGCTCCAGCACTCGGAGCTGAATCACCTGATCAAATCGGTCGACGAGAAGAACACACGCAAGACCGGCAGGACCGACAAGAAAATCGAATGGGAGGGCGGCGGGTTCCTCATCCCGTTCGGCGCGCAGAACGCGAACAAGCTCCGCTCGATTTCGATCCAGTACCTGCTGCGTGACGAAATAGACGGCTACCCGGACGTTGTCGGCAAGGACGGCGACCCGCTGAAACTCAGCGCGGACCGGACCGCAGCATTCGAGGCGAGCCGCAAGATCGCGGACATCTCGACGCCGCTGGTCAAGGGCCAGTCGAAGATCGCAGCGCGGTTCGCACGCGGCGACCAGCGTTACTACTTCGTCCGCTGTCTCAAGTGCAACTTTGCTCAAGTGCTGCGCTGGCAGCGCACGAATAACGAAACCGGCGAGGTCACCGGCATCACATGGGAGACCGAGCGCGGACAGCTCATCCCCGAGTCGGTCCGTTACCTCTGCCAGGAATGCGCGCACCCGCACTCGAACGACGATAAGCGCCGACTGCTCTCGCCCGACCACGGCGCCGAGTGGCGACCAACCGCGCAGCCCGCCGATCCATTCCACCGCAGCTACCACCTTTCAGCGCTCTACTCGCCGCCCGGCATGCAGACCTGGGCGGCATGTGTACACAAGTGGCTCGACGCATGGGACGCCGAGCACAACCGCGCGAAGGACCTCGGGCAGCTCCAAGTTTTCTACAACAACGTTCTAGGTGAGCCGTTCGAGCTCCGCGGCGAAAAGCTGCGCTTCGAAAACGTTTCGGCACACCGCCGTCAATTCCACTACGGGCAGTTACCGAACAAGTTCGCCGAGCAATACTGCGGCAGTCCGATCTTCCTCCTGACCTGCGCCGTTGACGTCCACGAGAGCAATCTAGCTGTTGCGATCTTCGGCTGGTGCCGCGACCGCCGAGCAATCCTCGTCGATTACTGGCGTTTCGAGGGCAACACCGAACAGCTCGACGACCCGGCAACATGGGGCCGGCTCCGCGAGCTCATCGAGTCGAAGGAGTACGTCGCCGACGACGGCAAGCGGTACCGAATATCGATCTTGATGATCGACTCTGGCTACCGTGCCGACCACGTTTATAGGTTTTGCGCAGAGTACAACTCCGTTTACCCGGTGAAGGGACGCGAGGCGCAGCCGAAAAGCACGACGCTCAAAGAGTTCAGCGACTTTCAAACGCCCAACGGCATCACCGCATACGGCATCACGGTCGACTTTTACAAGGACCGCTGGAGCGCCGCTCTGCGCCGAGGTTGGGACGGCATGAGCACCCAGCCGCACGGGCATTTCAATGCGCCGCTGGACGCGACTGACAAGCAGTTGAAAGAGCTGACGGTCGAGACCAAGCGCGAACGCATCGAGAAAACGACGGGCAAGCGACTCGGCTGGGAATGGCATCGCCCAAGCGGCGCAGCCAACGAGCTCTGGGATTTGCTCATCTACAACAACGCCGCGCTCGACCTCATCGCGTGGAACATGAGCGAGCAGCTGGAGCTTGAGTTCACTAACTGGCAGCTGTTCTACGATCGGTGCGCGGAGGGAATATTCTTCAGCGGGTGAGTCATGAGCTGCGAAGATGACACAGAGTTTTGGCAAGCGAGGCTTGACGCAGTTAAGGCGCAGATCCTCAAGTTCGAGGCCGACATGCTGGAGCTCAATACGACGCTCAGCTATCGACTATCAACCGGCCAAACGGATCAGTCTGTAACAAGGCAACAGATCTCACAGGTAAAGAACACGCTGCAGGGGCTTTACAACCAGTACGCGACCCTTCGGGCACGACTTTGCGGAGGCAGCACGCGCGTAATCCCAGGATTCTAAATGTTCGGCTCTGCGAAACGCGACCTGTTCGACGTGCTCTACCGGTCGGCGCCGGAGCCGCGCAAGGCGGCAGCGCCGAGGTCGAATATCGTCGCCGTCAGCGATCTGCCGCAAGCGCGGTGGATGCCGTGGACGGGCGACAAGTTCGCGGGCGGGTTCGGTCCGACTGACGTTCTCTGGCCTGACTACTGGACGCTACGCGCACGCAGCGCGCAGCTGTTCAAGCAGAATCTCTACGCACGCGGCATCATTCGCCGGCTCATCACGAACGAGATCAACGTAGGGCTGCACCTCGAGGCTACGCCCGAAGAGAAGATTCTCGGATTCGAAGAAGACGGTCTCGCGGACTGGACCGAGGATGTCGAAAACCGATTCAAGCTCTGGGAGCAAAGCCCGCGCCTATGCGATCACACTGAGCGGCTCACGTTCGGTGCGTTGCAAGCGCAGGCCCGCCGCGAGGCACTTGTCACTGGCGATGTGCTGGTCGTGCTACAGCAAGACCAGCGGACGCGGCTCCCTCGTATCCGGCTGATCAGTGGCGCAGCGATCCAGACGCCACTCGTCAAACCTCAGGGCGGAAACAAGATCGTTCACGGCGTGGAGATCGATCCTATGGGTCGACACGTCGCGTTCTGGGTGCGGCAGACAGAAAACACTCTCAGCTCGGTAATTGCGCCAGCAAAACGCTTGCCCGCATACGGAGAGAAGAGCGGGCGCAAGCTCGCGTGGCTCCTGTACGGCACGGACAAGCGGCTCGATGAAGTGCGCGGCGAACCACTGCTTTCACTCGTCCTGCAATCCATCAAGGAGATCGATCGCTACCGCGACAGCGTTCAGCGCAAAGCCGTCATCAACTCGATGCTCGCAATGTTCATCGAGAAGACCGAGGACAAGCCGGGGACCAAGCCGATAGCAGGCGCCGGGATCAGTCGTCGCCTCGAAACGGTCATCGATAGTATCGGAACGCCGCGAACGTTCAATACTACAGAGTACATTCCAGGCGTCGTCATTGACGAGCTGCAGACCGGCGAAAAGCCCGTAGCCTTCCCGTCGCACGGCACCGACGAAAAGTTCGGCGAGTTCGAGAAAGCTGTCATTCAAGCAATCGCTTGGGCGCACGGCATCCCGCCTGAGATTCTGATTCTCTCGTTCAACAACAACTACTCTGCATCGCAGGCAGCGATCAACGAGTTCAAGATGCTGTTGAACGAAACGCGCACCGAGTTCGGCGCGCAGTTCTGCCAGCCTGTCTACAACGATTGGCTGCTCGCCGAAGTTTTGAGCGGGCGCATCGAGGCGCGCGGTCTGCTCGAGGCATGGCGCGACCCGCTGCAATACGACACCTTTGGCGCGTGGATTTCCGCCGACTGGTCCGGGCACATCAAGCCCGCGGTCGACCTTTCGAAGCTCGTGGTCGGTTACGAGAAGATGATTGATCAGGGGCTCATCACGCGGGCCCGCGCCGCGCGCGAGCTCACGGGCACGCGCTACTCGAAGAACGTCCAGCAACTCGCGCGTGAAAACGCGGCTCTCGCCGAGGCGAACGCGCCGATTGCGGAGCTCGAGAACCCGAAGCCGGAACCCGCGCCAGCGGAAGGCGGCCCCCCGGGCAGCGAGGACGAGAGCGAAGAGAACGACGACGCGGAAGCGCTGCGGCTCGTTTCAAGCGCCTGAAAGACAACATCATGTGGTTCATCGCCAAAGAAGTCGCGGCGGAAATGCGCCGAGCGGTAGAGCGCGGATTGCTGCCGACTGCGGAGCAGCGCGCAGCACATGAGCGCAAAGAATTGCTCGCCGCAGCGGGCACTCTGCCTCGCAACATGAGCGTTGCGGCCGACATGGCAGAGATTCGGGTCGATGGCGTGCTTACGCCAAAGCCGGACCTGTTCGCGATCTTCTTCGGTGGCGGGAACACGACGTATAGAGACCTGCAGGCGTCTTTCGCTGCGGCTCAATCGGATCCGGCAATCCGCAGAGTAGAGCTGTCGATCGATTCTCCCGGCGGCTATCTCGATGGGCTCTTCGAAACTCTGGCCGCGCTCGAATCGCTCAAGGCAAGCGGCAAGAAAGTGTCAGTGAGGGCATCGCGCGCGCAGTCAGCTGCGTATGCGATAGCCGCCGTCGCCGGCAAGATTCGCGCTGAGACACCAGCGTCGTTGTTCGGTTCAGTCGGCGTCGTGCGCAGCTACATGCTGGATGACGATGTCGTCGATATCGTCAACACGGACAGCCCTAATAAACGCCCCGATCTGAAAACGGAAGCTGGCAAGGACGCAGCACGCCGAGAAGTTGACGCACTATTCGATGTCTTTGTCGACGCGATCGCGCGCGGTCGCGGCGTGAGCGTTGCGACGGTGAACAAGGACTTTGGTCAGGGCTCCAGCTTCGTTGCAGCGGAAGCGGCGCGACTAGGAATGATTGACAAGGCACCACGGCTGAACGTGGCGCGCGCTGAGGAAGAGCAGCTGCCGCCCGACGCGGCACCTTCAGTGGACGTGACGAAGCTCATGGCCGGTTACGAAATGATGGTCGCACAAGGGCTCATCAATCGTGCGCGGCCGAGAACAGACGCATCCGCCGATGTCGGCGGTGCTGCAGACAAGGACCATAACCCAATGAATCTCGAACAACTCAAGGCGCAGCACCCTGACTTGTACGCAGCGGTGCTCAGTGAAGGCGAAAAACTCGGCGTTGCCAAGGAACGCAAGCGCGTTTCTGCCCACCTCAAGCTCGCCGACGCAACCGGCGCGCAGAAGGTTGCGCGAGCCGCAATCGCCAGCGGTGCAAGCACGATGGACGAAGAAGTCCACGCCGAATACCTCGCCGCCGGCATGAATCGCCGCGACAGCGACGCGCGCCAGGCCGACAGCGACGCAGCGGCGAAAGCCGTCGACGGCGCAGCGGCAAAGCCCGACGCGGACGCTGGCAAGAAGGACCTCGTCGACATCTTCGCCGCGGATCTGCCGCCGGTGAAGAAGGCGAGCTGAGGCGCGCCGCCAACCCACCTTTCCCTCAGAAGTGAA